GGAAAAGAAAGATCTCGGTGATTATATATTAAGTGCAGACAAAAATGGCGTAACTCCGTTTCAAAAAGACATTATGAGTGACGTTAAGAAATTTATATTGTCTGCATATCATACAAAAACAGGTGGATCTCTAATTAAAAGAACAAAAAGTCAGAGTGACACCAATGCTGTTAAAAAACTTCACAATAAACTTAATGCGAACAAAGGCAACCCCGCTAAGACGAGTGGTGCTGGAACAAGTGGCAGTGGTTCAGATGGACTTAGTAGATTAAGCAGCATGCTAAGAAGTTAATTAAAAATTATTTATTTAGAATATGGAAAACAATGTTTTAAACGATCTGGTACTTTATAGAACGAAGTACTTCTCAGATCTAGTTGATGAAAACATGCTGACCAAAGCTTTGGTAACGAGACCTCACGAAGTATCTCCTGTTATCTCATATATCTTCGGATATTTCAATCAAGGTAACGTTATTGACTATATTACCAATGGACTTGGTAATACAATCACTACAGAGCACAGGCAGTATGAATGGAGTGTTGCAATTGAACACGACAAAGCTATTCCAATCTTGGATGCTAAATGGCAAGGAGCTAGTATTGATACTGCTTCTAACTCAACTGATGTACCGGGCCTAGGCCAGTCTACAATTCAGTTATGGCTTCCAGAGAGATGGTTTGGACCCGGAGCTATTATCACTTTTGATGATAAAGAGTTCCAAGCACGTATTATAGGCGATCCTTATGAAGATGGTTCTGCCTTTGTGTATACATGTATTGTTTCTAACGGTAAAGCAGAATCATATATTGATCCTACCTTACTCGCAGCTGGAAAACAAGTTAGTAGACTAGCTTCTGCTTACGAAGAATACAGTGAAGAAGCAGACATCGTTAACTATCAGACTCCTTTCAAATTAAGGAATCACCTGACTACAATGAGACTTTCTTATGATATTACTGGTGATGCAGTAGCTTCCGTAATGGTAGTTAAAATGCGTGACCCACAAACTAAGAAAGAAACTATGTATTGGGCTGAGTACCAAGAATGGGTCGCTCTCCGTCAATGGTACGAGCGTATTGATAGGATGTCAGTATATTCACAATACAATGCTGAAGCAAATGGTACAGTTAACCTTAAAGGTTCAAATGGCCGTCCAGTTTATATTGGTGCAGGTTTACTGCAGCAAATAGCTCCTGCTAACAGAAAGTATTATACTACTCTTACATTAGATTTTCTTGACAATTTCTTGTCAGACTTGTCTTATAACATCCGTGGAATGTCAGAACGTAAGTTCATGGCTCTTACAGGTGAAATGGGACTTAGAGAATTTGATAGAATCCTTAGAGAAAAAGCTTCTGGCTACACTCTTATGGATACTAAATTTATCACCGGTTCAGGTCAAAACCTAACCTTAGGTGGTCAGTTTACAACTTACAAAGGACTCAACGGTCTAGAGTTAGTACTTAAGCATTTCCCACTTTATGACGATCCTATTCATAATAGGAAACTTCATCCAATTAGTGGTAAGCCGCTTGAGTCTTACAGAATGACATTCGTTGATATTAGCACCAGAGATGGTCAACCTAACTTGCGTAAAGTAGTTCGTAAAGGACGTGAGCAAGTTATGTGGTACACAGGTGGTTCTACTGCTCCGGGTATGGGACACGCTAGCTCTAAGACAACTCTTAGGTCTAACGCCAAAGACGGTCACTCAGTACACTTCTTGTCAGAGCAAGGTATTATGCTTGCTGACCCAACTACCTCGGGTGAGTTAATTTGTGATGCTGAGTGACGTAACATATAAGTTTGAATAAAATGTTATGTAGAGTAACCTTTTGACGTAGCTTTCGTATAATAAGTATAAATAAAACATATACTTATGAAACAGTTAGAGGTTTACAAAATCACAAATAAAAAGAATGGAAAAATATACATTGGGATAACCAATCAAGGAGCAGATGTTAGGTGGTCTAAGCATTGCTCGGATGCCAGACATCGCTCCACTTTTCCTATTCATAATGCCATTAACAAATATGGC